AAATACCATATCCGCTTTTACTCCGTTCATTAATTTAGCAACTGAATCGCTATCCGTACTATCTCCACAAAGTAAACGGTGTTCGCCTATTTCGAATAAGTCGCCTAAAACAATATCAGTTTCAATTTCGTTTGGTATTTCGTAATTGTCCTCTTCGGCTTCTAATTCTTCAACGCTTAAATCAATTGGTAAATCTAATCCCCAATCTTGTATTTTTTCGGTGTCCCATTCATTCGCTAAAATATCCCAATCCCATTCTCCAAAACCTACGTTGTCTTTTACTATAAATTCGTCTTTTTGTTGCTCGGTTAAATCTTCCGCCTTTACAATAAACACTTCTTTTAACCCGACTTCAATACACGCCTTTAATCGCATATTACCACCTAGAACAATATTATTTTCGTCAACTACAATTGGTCGAAGCTCCAACATTTGCGGGAATTCCTGAATAGATTTTACTAACTTCTTAAACTTGTCGTCCTTTATTAAACGTGGGTTTTTTGGGTTCGTCTTTACGTCCGAAATTTTAACCTTCAGTACTTGCATTTTCGTCTTTGTATTCGTTTACAACTTTGTTTAATCCGTTTACAACTTCTCGTAAACAACTCCCGCAACTTGTCGGTTGCCTTTTTTGCGAGAATACGCGATTGTAAATTTTCAGTAGTTCGCGTTGTTCGCTGGGAATTAAAACGTTCTTTGATAAAACTTTGCTCGTGGTCAAATAAGCGTGTTCGTCTTCGGTTAGACATTTGGGTTTTGCGTATGGAAATAACTTGTTTAGTTTTTCCTTTCGTTCTTCGCACCCGCAGTCTTCGCCTAATATCCATTTAGCTAGTTTTGCTATTCCTGTTTTTTCTAAAACAATTTCTATTGTGTCGCCTAATCCAGTAGGTTCGATTAAAGTGTTTTCTTCAATTTCAATCTTAGTTAGTTTTTTCTTTGCCATAATTTTTATTTAATTAGTTCGTAATCTTTGTTTTTATAATCTTGGTAATTTTCTCCTATGTTTTCTTTGATTCGTGTTTTACAATATTTCAACGTATGGAAAATAGACGTAACCGATATATTAGTTTCTTTGCTTATTTCTCTCATAGACATATCAGAATCTTTATAAAGGTTGAATAACATTTGGTCGTACCAATGCCAATCGTCAACTATGTTTTCAACTTGGTTCAATATAGAATTAAATGATTCGTGTTTTTCTAGGTCTGGAGCTTCGTCGGGCAACATCGCGATTGAATCTAAGTCGACCTTTTGCATTTTGTTTGCTTTATTAACGTGTTGTAAAAAAGTATTCTTTAACGCTAACCAAACATAAGATTTGTTTAAGTTTCCGTTTGTAAATAATTTGTCTTCGTTGCTCCATTTAATCAGCATTAAATAAGTTTCCTGAACAATGTCTTCAGCAAAGAAATATTCGCCGAACGAGTTAACTATCTTAACCCATTCTTTGTGGTGCTTTACAACTTTATTAATCCACTCCAATTTTACTTTGCTTAAATATTAATCAAATATATGTTTATTTTTTCAACAAGTGCTAAATAATCTTATCAACAAAAGTTTGTTAAATAAAAAACCCCTAATTAAAGGGGTGTAAACTTATTGTAGTTTCAATCGGTAAATGTACTTGTCCAACTTCTTTGCGGTTTCCAAACTTACGTCTTTGCCAGCTAAGAATCGGTCTATATTGTATTGGTGGAATTTTTCCCCTCTACCTTTTATTTCTTTTACAACTTGGTTTCGTGTTCGTGTTTTTAGTGCTTCGAGTAAACAAGCTCGTAAACTATAATCGTCGATTAACATTTGTCTAAATTTATTTCGTTTTCGGTTAAGATTTCAAAGAACTTTTCCCGTATGCGTTCAACCATTTCAAATTGATTTTGTTTGAGTTCTTCGTACTTCCAAATTGCTCTTAATTCTTCTTTGATTTCGGTTAGTGCAAAAAACATTTTCGTTGATTTTACTGCGCATTCAAATTCGAATTGGTCATCTGGTAAGTTATATTCTAGTTTTACTTTCATATTTTAGTTAATTGTTTAGATTAATACTTAATTTTCATACTTTGCGCAAGTTTATAATTCGCCAAAGGTGGTTAAAATTTTTAGTTTTGGCTAAGTATATCATTTTAGTTTAATATAAGGGGCAATTTTTACCCCTTAAACTTTATTAAAATGGTAAATCGTCTTCGCTATCGTCAATAATTATTGTAGGTTGTTTATCTGCGAATTTTTGAACGTCAAAGTTTTGAGCTGCGTTTATTTGCCAACCTTCAATCGTGTTGAAATACTTTATTTCGCCTTGTGGCGACTTCCATTCACGCCCTCGTAAGTTTATACTAACCTCGACTTGTTCGCCTATGTTGTTTTGCGTTATCAACTCCGTTTTGTCCTGTGTAAATTGGATCGTAATGTACTGCGGGAACTTTTCGTCAGTTAGTAATACTACGTCTTTTGATTTGAATTTTTCGCTTACGGTTCTAAGCGCTCCAACAAAGTGGATTTTTCCTGTTACTTTCATTTTTTTAAGTAATTATAAGTTAGTGCAATAGTGCAAACCCAACCCCAAACTATCGCTGGGGTTAAAAGTATTGTTAGTAAAATAATCATAGTTTATTTATTAAGTCATTATAGTATTCTCGGCATTCTTCTATTCGTGTTTTGATTGATTCGATAACAACGTCGTCTTTTTGTATTATAAACGTTTTTACGCGCTTTTCTTTTGGAATATGTCCGAACGTATGCTTTGCTTGTACAAATGCTCTTAAATCTAAACTTTCCTCGATTAAACTTGCTTTCCAGTGTTCGCGTCTTATTTCGTCTTCGACTATTTGTAAAGGGGTGTCAATCAAACAATAGCAAAGTAAAGATTCTTGTTTTTCAGTTAGCCACATATACCCTTGTAATTGGTAAAAGTAATCTTTGTTTTTTAGTTCGGTATCGAAAAATGGAAACGTTGTCGCGTCCCAACTTGATTTTACGTCTAATAAAATTTCGTTCGTGTTTACGTCTGGAGTTCCTGAAACCCATTCGTTTGAATAGTGTTCCTCGTTTTTGTAAATAAACCCTAAATTCAATACGTCGTTGCATAAAGCAATTGAAAGTTCTTCGACTTCGTTACCTTTGTCGGTATAACGTGAACTAAACTCTTTGCGTATTCCGTAAACTTCTTGGACGGCTAATTCTTGTAAATAAGTTTTAGTTGTTTGGCTTAACGTTTCCCCTTTTGTTTTGGCGTTGGTCATTATTTTACCAATTGAGCTGCATCTTATTTTCATATCGCAATGGTTTTTAATTGTTCTGGCGTTAATTCAAAAGTTTTTGTAAGTTCGTCCATTGTATAACCGCCGTCGCTTATTGCTTTAATTGCCTTTGCTAATCGTTTATCGTCGATAGGAACTTTTTTAACTTCGTTTTTTGGTTCGTTCTTAACTTGTTCCCCGCCAGCGTCCGTATCTTTGTCGGTTACTAATCCCAAACAACTTGATAAAGAGTACCTTCTCAAGTAGGTACACGCACTCCCAAAAACTTGGAAATCATTCATTCCTTTTAATTGTACGTTTTGTGGAATAGACGTTTTGCTTTCCAGTGTTTCGCCACTTTCAACGTGAAAAACGATTGTAATTAAGTCCGTCCCGTGAATCAATTGCGTAAACCCTAAGCCGTGCTTTTTTAGCAAGGGGTTTATTACTTCAAAGATTTTTGGTAAATCTGCGTAGGTGTAGCCGTACCCCTGTGTCGCTTTGTGGATCGTTGGAACTTCTTGTTGAAATTCTGCTAAACTCTTAAATAGGTGTTTCATTGTTTTTAGTTTTATTGGTTAATAATTATATGCAAATATAACAATTTAATTAATATGCAACTATTTTTTTTATATTTTTTTTCCTTCGTTAATATTTATTAAGCCGTACGTCTTTTGAGTTTTCGTTTTTGTGTTGCGTTCGGTTGTTTTCGGCATTATTTTATCAGTTATCCAAACGGGGTTTATTGTTCTTAAATCAAAAGCAAAGATTCCTTCAGGCGTTGAATTTATGTATAAAGGTATTTCGTTTGTTTCTATGTATTTTTTTACTAGGGAATAATACTTTTGCTTTTCAATCATTAATTCTTTGTAGTGGGTTTTTCTGCATTTTAATTCTATTCGTGTTTTTGTTGAGTGTGAAAAGCAATCCCACGAACTATATTCATCGTCGCTAAATTCTAAGTCATTCCAGTACTTATTTTTCAAATAATTAAATAGCGTCTTTTCGTTCATTTATTTTTTGCTTATAAGTAATAATTATTTCTTTTAATTCGTCCCTTGTAAATTTTCGTGTTTCGTGAGCTTTCGCCTGTAATTCAATTAAACGATCCGCTCCAATTCTTTGTTGTATTCCTATCTGGTAGTTCAAAAGGTTGCCGTGCAAATATTGATTACAATAAACGCATTGAGCGTGTACGTTGTCCTCGTCAAAGGTTACGGCTTTGTGTCCGCCCATTGAGTAATAATGTCCAGCGTCAAATTTTTGTCCTAACTGAGTACCGCACGAAATACAACCTTTGTTGCGGTCGCGGTTTCTTATGTAGCTATTAAAATAAGTTTGCGCTAATTTTGTAAGTTCTTGAACTGTTTGTAATTTTTCCTTTATTTCTTTTTTTCGTGTTTTCCATTCTTTTTCTTTTTGTGAGTTAACCCAAACTTTTATGCAAGGTTCTTCTAAACAAAACTTTTGGTTAAATCTTATTGGCGTAAATTCCGCCTTGCAATTTTTACATTTTTTCATTTATTATTTTTTTTGCTTGTTCAATTTCCCATTCTTTTTTGAATTTTAACCACGCTGCTAATTTTCTTTGCCCTTTATGTTTTTCTCTTTTTATGCGGTCTTTTGCTTTTTTTTCTTCGTTCGTTAATTGCATCTTAAAAATTATTTATTTTAATTTCGTTTTCTAATTCCTTAATTCTAAATTTCAGTTCTAAATTTAATTGTTCCAACCTGATTGAGCTGGACGAAAACATACGAGCTTGTTTTTCCAGAACTAAAAAAGTGTTTAATACTTCGGAAAGTTCGTTTTCGGTTTCAATCATCGAATTTATTAAATCGGATCGGTGTCCGTTTTTTTCTTCGATTTCCTCACGGCTTATTTTTAACTTTAATAAAGTTTTGCGTAAAATTGCCGTTGCGCTTAGTAGTTTAATTTCCATTTTTATTGGTTTGCTTTTTTGTTTAATTCGTCCCAAATATCAAGTTTTTTTTGTTGCTTAAAAATCTGCGATTGTTTTGGTCGGTATTTCTGCAAAGGGTCAACCCCTTGGATTGTGAACCCAACTCCATAATTATAATTACAAAGAACGGGAATATCTAATTCCGTATGCTTACCGCCTGTGTCCGTATCTTTAATTTTTTCAACTCCAACCATTGTTTCAAATTTCATAGTTGTATGTTTTATAAGCCTATGAATAACAAACATATCGTCGCAACGATTCAAAAACGCCTTACCGCCTTCAACGTGGTCTTTTAATGGTGGTTTCAAATGTCCTTTCCAATGGTGTTGTTCTGGGTATAAATTACCATTTCTTCCGCTTTCGCTTGTTGGGTGCGTGTTAATGTAAATTGTTTTTCCAGTTTCGTTTACAAATTGCCTTGCCATATTTAAGAATCGGTAATTACCTTCGTAATTCATTTCCCTATCTAAGCCAGTGAACGGGTCAATCAAACAAGCGTCCGCGTCCGAAGCTCTAAAAATTTCTAGTAATTCAGTAGGTTTGTAAAGTTTTGAATTGTCTATAAAAGTAAATGATTGTTCTAAATAAGTTGAGTAAGTTAAAATTTCTTGTTCGCTTAATTCCTTGAACGGTCTTCCTGAATACATTTGAATCATATCGCGTAAAATTTGCCCGTGCTGGTTTTCGCCACTCCATAAAATAAACTTCAAATTGTTTGTTAAACTCAAGGTTAAAAAATACCACGTAATCCAATACGACTTGCCTACGTTGTCGTGTCCTAAAATTATATTTAGTTGTTTTGGCTTAAATCTTAAATGTTCGTCTAAGAAACAACCGACTTGTAAACCTTGCTTTATTTTTCCATTTTTATAGTCCAGTAAATAATTTATTCCAGAACCGCTTTTAATTATCATTTTTTTTGGCTTTTAAGATTTGTTCGTTTTTTGCTATTTGTGCCATTACGTTTCTATAAAGTGCGTCGTCCGAACTTTCGTAAACGGGTTTTTGTACTTCCTTCTTTAACCAATTGTTTGCGGTCAAATATAAACTTTTATAATTAGTATTCTTCTTAAAATTTTCTATGCTATCTAAAACGTCGTCAATTTGTTGTTTAGAATATTCAGTTAGTAATTTATGAAAGTCATCAACGCTTAAACTTAAATGAGCGAATTCTCTATATATATTTTCTTTATTATTCTTTACATTCTTGTTTGTTGTTAGTTGTTTGTTAGTTGTTTGTTGATTGATTGTTGTTTGTTTGTTAGTGCTATCGTTTTCGTCTTGGTAACACTCATATTTTAAGATAGTTAGCATAGTAAATTTGTTTGTTGATTTTACTACAATTTCGTTTGTGTTTTCAAACTTTTTTAATAGTGTCCTAACAACTTGTAAACTTATTCCTGTGTCGCTTGAAATTTTACCAAAAGACGTAATTAATTGCCCTCGTTTAATATTAATTCCTTGCCATTGCCCGTCTTTGTGGTTTGCTTTTAATAGTAAATAAATAAACAAGTGTACTGGTTCGCTTTTACCAAACCATTGCCAATCTAAAAATTTCCTATGTATTTTAATCCAACCGCTCATAATACTCGCTTAAAATGTTAATTAATTCTTCCAACTCATCTTTTGTAAATTGTACCGTGTCTTTTTCAGTATTAAATAATAAACGACCTGTAATGTCTCCAATACTAATTGTAAAATAACCGCCTGAATCGGTTGTAAACTTTTGTTCTTTTAATAACATAATCTTAATTTTTTAGTAAATAAAAAAGCCTCATATATCCGCAGGGCTCGACGTCTGCTTCAATACAAGGCTAATAACTTCCTTCTTAGATTTATGGTGTCGAGCCAATCCGTTCACAAATATAACTATTATTTTAATATAAATCGTTTTTATCCGAAAACTTATAAACATTATTTTGTAACCGCCTTTTAATCTTTGTCAAGTCGTATAGGTTTTTACTTTCCATTATATCCTGAATTAAATTGCGATCCTTTATTTTTATAGTTTTGTTCTTAAATTCTTGGAATAAGTCCAGCGTGTCAATTAAAAACATTTCGTCTTTTACTTGCTCAAACAATTCCGCTTGCCTTATGCCGTGAATAATAGTTGCGTGATTCATATCGAAAATCTCAGCTATTTCACGAAGAACATAATTGTTTTTTCGCAAGTAAGCAAATATAAACCAGCGACGATGCACCTTGTTTGGTTTCTTAGTGCGTTGAGTTAAGTTTTCCGTTTCGATTATTTCGTGTAATCGTTCAATCAAGTTTTCCATAAAGATAAATTATTATATGTAAGTAAATGTATTCTCGTATTCTTTTAAGTGCTTTCATATTGTTTCGACTTTTAAGATTAATTTTCTTTGCATTGCCATAAGCATTATGGCGTGGTCGCGGTCAAGCGCTTTCAAAACACGATAACCGATTGTTTTTTTAGTGCATTGCGTATCTAAATAAAACAAGTAAGTTATTTTATAATGTTTCATATAAAAAAAGGTCTTATTGTTAATATTCCTACTACAAAGCCAATACTAAATGCTGTTGCAATAATTGCTCTTCCCTTGAACGTTTTAACTTCAATAGTGTAATGGTTCATTGGTAAGCATAAAAACGGATTAATTCCTGCCA